TGCATTAATGATTTTTACACCAGCAGTAGCAATTGTTGGAGTTAATGTAGCAGTGACACCAGATGTAGGAGCAGCAACAGTAATTACTGGAGTAGTAGAATAACCAGTACCAGCATTAACGATTGTTGCAGCAGTGATAGTAGAAGCACCAACTGTTACAGCGCCAATAGTTGCTGCAGCACTAAAACCACCACCAGACAATGTTACTGTTGGTGCAGCCTTATAACCAGATCCAGGTGCAGTAATGACAATAGCAGTAATGGCATTAGAAGTTACAGTTGCTGTTGCTTCTGCACCAGAACCAGTGTCACCAGCTGCTGGAGTGATTGTAACTGTTGGAGCAGAACCATAACCAGCACCACCGCTTGTAACTGCAACAGCAGTAATAGTACCACCAGATAATGTTACAGTGGCTGTTGCTTGTGTTCCACCAGCAATATCTGGTGCGGCAACAGTAACAGCAGGTGCTGCAGCAGTAGAAGTATAACCAGAACCAGCATTATTTACAGCGAGAGTACCTAGACCGCCACTTAGAGTGGCAACCGAATTCAAGTGTCCAGCATCGGCACGAACTAGTAGTAGATTATTTGTGTATGATAGGAAGTTTGCAGCAGTGAAAAAAGATTGAAAATTGCTATCGTTTGGTCCACCGAAGCGACGAACTAAATCGTTCTCCGAGCTAACTGTTACAGGCTCCATTACTGGACCCCATTGGAATGCACCAGCAAACGCACCAATTGAAGATGATACGGCTGGAACGATAGAAGTGAAATCTTTTTCTACGACTGCAACGCCTGGAGATAGTTGAAACGGCATTGTATTTCTCCTTGTTAATAAGTTTTTACCTAGACAATTGTATGTCTACATTTTATTTAGTTTTTACAAGATTTCTAGAAGTTTAATGGAGCCTTTTCTGGTTTTCCATCTTCATAAAATCCAAATGGTGTTAATTCTTCTTCGATCGCTTGCATTTGCTTAGCGTACATTATATTTCGTAGATTAACATTATTTAGGTCTTTAAAATAACTGTTAGTTGTAAGCCATCCGAACAGTACCAGAGGCATTACCAAGTCATCATGATAACCTTCGTCCGCCTCATATGAACCCTTCTTCTCGATAAAAGTCGAGATTTCAGAGATCGTATCAGCATCATTTATAATAAGTTTGTTTTCCTCAACGAGTGCCTTAAAATTATGACACCCAATTCGTTTAATCTTTTTATCGGTATTGACACCCAATTGTGTCTTACCACCACCGAAACCACCCGAAACTGTTTGGCCAAGAGCATGGCGTGTCACAAATAAGAGATTTTCATATTCCATCTCAGAATATAGGATGTGAGCAACCTGTTCAGAACTATTAATCTCTATTAAAACCCATGCCTGATTATAGTCATTTCCAACTTTGTATATAATATTTGGATATAACAACGGACTAATTTCGTTGTTTCTATATTTTGCAACCAGTCTATAAGGGACTTCTGTAATATCAATCATTTGAAATGCTGAGTAGTCGCCACCAACACCTTTCGCCACATCACAAACCATAACGTAAGAATGCCCAGCCTGTGGGTTTACATACACATCTAATCCATCCTTTTGATAGATGATAGTATCTGGACTCATCCTAGAAATTGAATCTGCTCTAACTAGGGTTAGAGAAGAACCCAAGAAATTACAAAGAACCTCTTGAGTAAATTTAAGTTCACCGAGTTGGGCTTTTTGTTCTGCAGCCCATGCTTCGTCACGACCTGGAATTTCCCAGTATGGTATGAATAGATTAACAAATCCATTTCTACCTTTTTCAGCGTCTGTCCAAAACTTCCAGAAGTGATTGTAGCCAAGTGGAGTTGACGACAATAGAATCTTAGTAGTTTGTCCAGCAGAAATCGTAGGGTAAACTGACGTAAAGAATTCTTCTGCCACATTGTTTGGAATAATCGCTGCTTCGTCAACATACAACATGTTTACAGATTTACCACGAATACCAGACTTACCTGTTGCAGCAGTGAATACTTTTGAACCATTCTCTAGTTCGATGTCACCTTTGTTCCAAGTAGTGACACCCTGTTGCATCCACTTTGGTAGCAACTCATACATTGTTTGATAACGATCCAAAACTTCTCTTGCAGCAGTTGCTTTGTTCGCAAGGATAGCCACAGTTTTGTTGGCTTGGAAAATCGTGTACCAAAGAATGTAAGCTGCAGAGGTAGTTGTCTTGCCTTGCTGACGACCTTCCATAAGAATCACACGACGATTATTATGAATGATATCTAATTTGTTTCTCTGGCAATCATAGAGTTTAAACAACTGTAGACCATGATCCAGTGTAACAATGTAGCAGTAGTTCTCAATAAAATAAATTAGATCTGATGCACACTTCATGTATTCTTTTACATCATCAGGTGTAAAATCAACAGTAACTCCAGCTGCTTTTAAATTGGAGTTTGAATTATAAATCGCTGCCATTAAAATCCGTTCAGCCAACTCTCAGTATCAACAGTGGCAGTAGTAACATCACCTTCTGCTGTAAAGATTCTATTCGGATTGCTAAAGTTTTCGTTCTGGCCAATCTTAATATTGGAAGTTTGAATAACATCATTGTTAGAGATTGGTCCAAACAAATTCATTTTCATCTGGAAGTTAAGACTATGTGTCACAAATCTACGAGTTTGAAAATCGCCATCATAGTCATCTTGAACTGATACGCTATTTAAAATAATAGGCACATCAATTTTAACACTCATGTCTGGCACGACATTAATTGATAATGTATACTCAGGTGTAAATGTAGGGAGGATTTGCTCGATGATTTGAAGACCATCTTCTTGAGTTTTTGTGAGGATGTATAAAGAAATATCTAAGTTGTATGGAACAGGAGTATACATAGTGGATACTGCACCAGTACCATCACCACACTTTATCTGTTGCATACGATTTACTTTTCTTTGAGGATCGTAGTTGTATCCAGTAATCTCGAAAGACATTCTTGGAAGAGTGGTATATACATTATTTTCTAAAGATGTATCTTGATCTAAACGAACAATCCACTTTTCTTTTGGAGCATATGCAAGAGGAATTTGTAATCTTTGGATAACAGTACCAGTTACAGAATCGCCTTCACGACGATCGATATAGATGTCACTGAATAGTGAACCAAATCCTACGATGCACTTGCGAATTATTCCGTGGTAGTATACGTTACTATTTAACATTATGGATTATTTTCTGTATCAATTTCACCAAATGGATTAGTCACACTAAACAACACATCTTGTGCTTGTGTTTTAAATGTATTGTTATTACCAAACGAATCTGGTTTATCGACGTTAGTACTAATAGCTGCTGTTGCAGCAGCATTTGTTCCACCACCACCTGTGAATGAGATATCTGGAACAGCGGTATATCTAATTCCTGGATTGGTAATGTCAACACGAATAATTTTATTTAATGTAGTGCCAGATGTTCCACGAACAGCTGTTGCAGTTGCACCTGAACCCACATTAGAAGTAATTACTACTGTTGGAACTGTTGTATATCCAGATCCTTGATTTGTCATTGTAATAGAAGTAACTTCACCGTATACAGTACGAGTCGTATCTGTTGAGAATGTTTTGAGGTTTTCAAACACATCTACTTCAGCGATGCCTGTATCAATCTTCTCAGAAGCATATTGGAACAATTCAATTTGTAACTTGAACACATATAGTTTACCAAGTTGATAGAATGGATCTTGATGTTTTACAAACTTAATTTCAAACAAACCTTTAGTCAATGGAAAGTAAATTAAATCACCTTCGCATGGACGAGTAGGAATAATTGTCTTTCCATAACGACCAACCAACTGTTCCCATCTACGACGAGCAACTACTAATGTAGCTGACTGCTCCATCATTAGACCAAACTTCTGAATAAATGCACCCTGTCCATCAAGTGAGTCTACATTCTCAAAGTACATTTCAATTGGAAATGACGATGTAAATTTAGATAAACGATCCTCACCAAGAATTTCATCTTTAGAAACTAATGTTCTTGGAATGTACATGAACTCATTACCATAAATCTTAAGAGATTCGATAATGAGATCTTCAATTAGGTACTGCTCATTTCTTGTACCATGAGAAAAATAAACATTAGTAGGCATCTATTATCCCATGAAGAAATCTAGTGGTGCCGATTTATTCTGTAGTTCGTCTTCGAGTTCTTTTATTTCTGTAGTGGCTTCGTCATATAGTTTATCACCATCCAGAGTTACACCACCTGGAAGTTGTATTCCAGAAAATTTCTTAATGTTGGTTGCCCATTGTTTCTTAAACAATGCAATGACATAATGTTTTAACCACTGCTCATTATAAACTTTAGACCATGTTGTTGGGTCCATTGCACGATAAGATTGAACGAGGATATAATCACCAAGAACGAGGTCTGTTGCCCAATTAACGTCTAGGTATAAACGACCGCTTAAACGATTAAATCTAAATCTTTCATGTCCATTTAATTCAAAGTCTAGCAATGCCAAATGTGACATAACTGTTTTGTAGTAGATTAAAGAAGTAGATGTTAAATCATACAAATCATTTAATCTTAATTGATACTGCAAGTCGAAGATATTCTTTGAGGAAGATGCCTGTGATGCAGATATAACTTGAGTAACACCCCAAACATAGTCTGGAATTTCAACGTAACGATTGTCGTATTCACGAATTGTGATAGAAGATAATGTGGCATTATGTCCTGCTGAACCAGTAATAGCCTCTCCTGCAGTAAATGTACCAACTATATCTCTAACTAACAATAGAGTACCAGAAGATGTTCTTTGAGATTCTTTACATACTTCGGCTTTTGCACCAGAAGTTGCGCCTGTAATAATTTCACCAAGCGTAAAAGTTGCAGCCACAGAAGCAGAAAGAGTTACCTCAGAAGCACGAATTAACTGTTTAAGATAAATCTGCTCTGCACCATCATAGTGATAGAGTTTCCAATAGTCTAATGCTTCATCAATGCGGTCTTCGATTTGATCATCGTCCACATTAATCTCGAGTACTGGAGCACCCAATGCTCTTAGTGCATATTCTTTTAATCCAGTTCTTGTAGAGACAGCAGCCATTTTATGCCTTTAGTTTTCCAAAAAATTGTTTTTCTGGTATATTTATGCGATTAAAAAACTGTCTTATTAGTCTAATTTATTTTATTCCAGATTCGTTCGTGGGCGTAGTATAAAAAAGTGTTAACTATCATCTGTATTACAGCAATACCTCCGCTTACACCAAAGCTGCCCGTAACCAGATAGGCAATGGTAAAGGTACTAGTACTACCTGTTACCCGCCAAGTCAACGTCTTAATTAAAGTCCTCACTTTAGTCCCATTTCCTTGCGGATCTTGGTAGCACTTATAGTGTGAGTTGCCTCATCGAAACTTTCTTGTTCAATCTTATATCCAACATCACGACCATAGGTAATATTCACAACATTAGGAACAACCTGAATTTCATATTGTCCCTGGAATAGTGTATCTAGATCACGTCTAATATAACTCTTTACCTGTTCAATTGCAAAGGGATTGGAACCCTGCCATCCCTGACAGTCTCTAATCTGAATTACAACCTGTCCTGTCTTGGCCAGTGCACGTTCAAATAGAGCACGATGTCCTGCATGCCATGGTTGCCATCTACCCAACATTTGAACTGTTTCTTTTTGCCAGTTAAACTTTGGTCTACGACGATCTTCTAGAATATGATTTCCAATAAATTCAACCCATTTCTCTGCGTTCTGTTCAGTGATTCTAAAGTCATAAACGTCTGGTGGTTCAAATGCTTTATTTGTGTCTTCATATCTACCAGCATCAATGGTATCCATCCAGATGACCCAATCAGCTTTAAAATTGTTCCGCATCTCTGGTAGTGGAGCAACAAAGTCACAGATAACATATTCACCAGTGCACTTCATTGCAAATTCAAACATTCGTAAACTTTGGCGAATTCTACCTTCACGACTGAAATCCCAATCGTTAAATCTTTTACGTATCTCATCTGCATTAAACCAATCTACTCCAACTCTTAACATACTAGCAGAAGGAATTCCTTCGTAGTTTAAAAGTCTGTTAGGATTTATTTTGTATAAGTCACCATTATTTTCAAGATAATATTTTAACTTTTCTGCGAGATATGTTTTTCCCGATCCAGGAAGCCCCATTATTAGAATTTTTTTCATAATCTTACTATGTCCTCTTCTTTACATAAATTACCATACTGAATTTCAATAATACACAAATTTTCATTTGTGTCTGCTTGTATCATGTGCCATTGTCCAATTGGAACATGATGTGTCTCATGTTTATGTATTGTCTTTAGTTTCACAATGTCATCATTTTCTAGTGTATATATTGTTCCAGCACCAGATTCAATGAACCAAAATTCATTTCTTTTTAAATGATACTGCATGGAAATAGATTTTCCAGGTTCAATTACTAGTCTTTTTACTTTTGATTCCTTACTATCATAATAAGTTTTCGAATCACCCCAAATTCTTTTTTCGGTTGATTGATTCCAATCGAACAATATAGAACTAGAACTATTTTTTTTATTTTGTCCACCTATACCAAATTGAAATGATACCATGGGACAATCACTAAAAAGTTCTAATTCGGGAATATTACCCTGTGTTCTATCTCCACCATTAACAAAAATAATGTGGTCTTTAGGAAACATCTTTTGAACTTGTCTAATAGCATCCGATGCAGTGTCATCAGAATCATCAAAAGCAATTACACATAAAACCTGTTTGAACTCATCAAGGACAGCTTTACGTTCTTCAAAAGATAAAAAT